TATTATGAGATTCTTTTCACCATCTACAAATAATGCATGGAAAGATAGGAAAAGAACACGTAGAAATTAATGACAAACAAAGCTGAACAGGCAATTGAGATTGCAGAAAAAATAACTGATCTATATGAAACAAATCGCTTATTAGAGTATGATCCTTATGATTACCAAAAAAGGTTCCATGATGCAAAAGACATGGGGGGGCGATTAGCTAGGCAACGTCTCTTGATGGCGGCAAATAAAACAGGTAAAACTTTTTGCGGTGCATCTGAGATGGCATATCATTTAACTGGTCGTTACCCCCAATGGTGGACAGGAGCAAAGTTTCAAAGACCAGTAACAGCATGGGCGGCAGGTAATACTACCGCAAATACTAGAGATATAGTACAAGCAGAATTACTTGGTGAACCCGGTGACGAAGAGGATTTTGGTAAAGGTGCAATACCAAAAGAATACATAGTAGGAACACCTTTAAGACAGCCCGGGGTTCCTAATGCATACCAGAGTTTACAAGTTAAACATGTATCTGGAAGGAACTCTAAACTGATCTTTAAATCCTACGAACAGGGGAAGATGCAGTGGATGGGTAAAGCTGTTGATGTCACATGGCTTGACGAAGAGCCTCCACAAGATATATACTCACAGGCTCTTAGAGCGGCCTTAAAAAGTGGGGGGATAGTTTATATGACCTTTACCCCTGAAAGTGGCATGACGGAAGTTGTGACGCAGTTTATGACTAAACTAGGACAGTCACAGGCTTTATATCATGCAACATGGGATGATGCTCATCATTTAGATGAAGATGTTAAGAAAGAAATATTAGCCGCACTACCTCCGCATGAGAGAGATATGCGTTCAAAGGGTATACCAGTGTTAGGATCTGGTATGGTATTCCCTGTAAGTGAAGACGATCTTAAAATAGAACCAATCCCATTGCCCGAACATTGGCCTAAAATATGTGGCTTAGATTTTGGATGGGATCACCCTACTGCCGTAGTCTGGTTAGCATGGGATAGAGATACCGATACTGTGTATGTTTATGACTGTTATCGAAAGTCTGCTGAGACACCAGTTGTTCATAGTGCGGCAATTAGAGAAAGAGGTAAATGGATTCCTGTTGTATGGCCTCATGATGGCTCTCAACATGATAAAGGATCAGGAAGACCTTTAGCGGAACTCTATCGAAAGCAAGGTTTGAATATGATCCATAAGCATTTTGAAAATCCTGAAGGCGGTATTTCAGTGGAACCCGGAATAATGGATATGCTACAAAGAATGCAAACTGGAAGGTTTAAAGTATTTAACTATCTTAATTTATGGTTTGAAGAATTAAGAATGTACCATAGAAAAGATGGTAAAATAGTTAAAGTTCACGATGATTTAATGAGTGCAACTAGATATGCTTCTCAGTCATTGAAATTTGCCTCTACTGGTTCCAATAAGAAAAGACCACGTAGAGCCATAAGTGACTATAATTACTACGAAAATGGTAGTTATGCTTATGCGTAATCTTAATTAAAGGAGATAGTATGGGATATAATTTAGGTAGCATAGTCAAAAAAGCAACAAATACAGCAACCGATGTCGCAGGAGCAGTTACAGGTGGGGCGACTGATGTTTTAAATACCGGACTTGAAGGGACATCTGAGGCTCTGCAAGAATTAGGGACACCAAATTTGCCTAATACCCCACAAATGAATACACCAGATATGTCACATGGAACCTCTATGTTGACAGGTGGAATAAACAAACTTGGGGAAGGTATAAATTTTGCTGTTGGTGGAGCAGGAAATATACTCAATAGGAATCTTAATGAAATTGCAAAGCTAGGAAAGGAAGCAATCTCAGGTCAAGGTGGCTATTCAGATGATGCACCGGGCGAAGGCCCCGGCCCCGGGCCAACTGGCTTTGAAGCGGCAACACAGCAGACTACAATGCTTACTGGTCAACGACCAATAGGTGCGGGCCGTAAAATGCATGCTGGTTCTGGCTCAGCCAGCAAAATTAGCTAACACAAGCTCTAAAATGAGATAAAATATGGCATATGAAAATAGCGCATTCGGGCCTCTATTAGATCGGCATCATGAAAAGTTGAAGAATAATCGTAATTTATGGGAACGACAGTGGCAAGACATTGCAGAATATGTTCTTCCACATCGTTCTGATTTTACGACGACTCATTCAAGAGGTGCTGATAGGATGGATCATGCATTTGAAGGTTCGGCAATGCGTTTGTTAAAGCGGTTTGCTTCTAACATTCATAATGTATTTACCCCTATGGGGGCAGAATGGTTTAAACTGACAAGTGGGAATCCAAATCTAGATGAGTACCGCAATGTTGCATTATGGCTGGAAGAAGCAACGAGAGTTATTCAACATCATATATCTCGACCTATATCGAATTTCCAAAGTGCAGTGTTTCAATATTATCTTGAAGCTGGAGCATTTGGTACTGGCATTGTTTTTGTCGAAGATGTTCCGGGATTTGGCCCTCGTTACCGCAATTTTCCTCTTTCGGATTGTATACTTGGGTCTGGAAGTGAAATGGAAATTGATACAATTTTTCGGAATTATAAACAAACAGCCAAAGATATAGTACAGAGATTCGACCCTAAAACATTACCGCCAGAATTAGTGGACAAAGGTTATGGGGAAAAGATGTTGGATGAATATGATGTTGTACATGCAGTGTTGCCAGCATGGACTGTACGTGAACACTTACCTGTTAAATTTAAGAAGAACTTTGTATCTGTACATTATTTAAAGGAAAGGAAGAGCCTTTTATCTATTTCTGGATATGACGAAATGCCATATGTTTGTGCCAGATGGGAACGATCCGATAGAGAAATATATGGAAGAGGCCCAACTTGGGAAATAATGCCCGATATAAGGCTTATTACAGAAGTGGATAAAAGTTACTTAAAAGCAGTACAAAAAGCAATATCCCCACCGATGTTTGTTCCAGATTCGGGGTTACTTGATCCGCTAGATACAACGCCAGATGCTATAAATTACTATTCTGTCGGATTAGGTGGCAAAGATATGGTTTTCCCTGCTCCTACTGATGCAAAACCTGAGTATGCAGAAAGACTAAGTGCAAAGTGTATTACTGCAATTAGGGAAGGCTACTTCTTAGATTTACTGGAATTACCCGGGCCTGTAGCCCCTGATGGTGATGTAATGCGGTTTAGTGCAACGGAAGTTTCTGTAAGAATGAGACAACGGATGCCTGTTTTAGGCCCAATACTCGCTCGTCAAGAAGCAGAATTCCTTGATCCTGTCATTAGGAGAACTGTAAATATACTTACACGGTCTTATTTATTACCGCCAATGCCTGAAGAAATGCAGGATTTTAGAATAGAATATTTGAACCCTGTATCTATCTCAATGAGATCAGGTGAAATAAGTTCTATGAACCAATTGTTTGAAATGATTATGCCACTTGCACAAATTGATCAAACAATACCAATGTACTTTGATACACATCAAATCTTGCAAAATACTGCACAAGTATTACAAGTTCCTGTTTCAAATATTAGATCAAAAGAAGAAGTACAAGCAATGGTGGCTGAACAACAACGACAACAACAAGAACAGGCACAAATGCAACAAGCTCAAGTTGCCGCTGATGTAAATCAAAAAACTGCACAAGCTGAAAATATTAGAGGTTAATAATGGGAGAACCACGCCATAGTGCCGCATATTATGCCGCAGTTACAAAAGACGGTAAACCAGCGCATTACAATCGTAAAAATTGGGAAGATAGAGAAACTTTTGTAAATGTAACTCGTGCAAATGTATTAAGAAAAAATATTCTACAAAATAGAGGTTGGATTAAAAGTGCTTATACTAATCGAAAAAGTCTTCAACCACGTAAATTCCATGCAGATCACGGTGTAGCTATAAAAGAAATATGGCAATCAGGAGGATTTAAGTGGATGCCTAAAATGAAAAATAAGGCGGCACATGATGAGAGTAATATTGTAATGACTGAAGCCCAAGTTAATAGAGCTAAAAGTTATAAAGGCCCGAACAAGTGGTTACCACCAAAGAATATTTCACAATATCTCTTAAAAAGAGAAGCCACTAAAATGAAATATAATCTAACATCTAATAAAGAAGAAGCCGCTGTGTTTCAGAAACATATAGGACGAATGCCTAATGTAAAAATAAGCCCAAAAGTAGAAAAAACGAAGTATTGTGCTTCCTGTCATGTTAACCATGCTACCGGAAAACATAAATAATGGAATGGTTTGACCGTGAAGCACAAACAAGGAAGGCTTTTAAAGAATGTTTTGAAACTGAACAAGGGAAAGCAGTTTTAAATAAATTGATTAAAGATCACTTTGTTTTTAAGACTACACCAACTCCCGATCCGTACTTATCTGCATGGCAAGAAGGCCAACGTAGTGTGGTGCTTAAGATTATGGAGTTGGTGGACACCGATCTTAGGGTGCTTCGTACACGCTATGATCAACAAGAGCTTGCCAGATTGAAACGGCAGGATAACATTTAATAATAGAATAAAATGACGGAAGAAGTAGTAGCCCCTGAAGAATCAGGACAAGTCACTAGCGATTCAAGTTCAGATGTCGCATCAATAGGTTTTAATGCGGCTGAAATGCCAGCAGGATTGAGAGATGAACCGAGTTTAGCAACTTTTGATTCAGTAGATAAACTTGCAAAATCATATGTTAATGCTGTAAAAATGATAGGGGGTAACCCTGATCAAATGGTGGCAATACCTCAAGAAGGTGAGGATTGGAATGGTTTTTATAATAAAATGGGACGACCAGAACAAGCCAAAGATTACCAGTTTAACGATGAAAATGGAGAATTAGATGGGTTCCGTGAATTT